TAATTGTTTTACATATATATTAAATGGTAGTTGCTCTAATTAAGTTGTTTTAAAGTGTTCATTATTTTAAAGTGTTCAGTGTCACTGAACAGGATAAAATAATGAACACTTATTAAATAATCTTTTTAATTATCCCTAGCCTATAGTCGTAAGAGAAATTAATAGCTATATAGGGTGATTTATCTAACCTAGCTTTTCTTCTAAGATCGTCTATTTTAATATTTTTATAATGTTTATTACTATTTATACCATAATTATATTTATACCCAGAAGTAGGTGATGATATATTTTTTATTATTTTTATCATCTTACCTACCGAAATGGCGGTACCACCTTCATTAAAATCTTTATCAAAACTATCGTACATGCTCTTGGTGAATGGACCAACCCATTTGCCTTTAACGTCCTGTACTATAAAAAATACTTCTGAACCGTTGCTTCTAAGTGGGTTAGAATTTGCCGACATATAACTTGGTGGTGTTGTGTTATAATGCTTGACTGGGTATATATTGTTACTCGAACTTTCATTACTTTGATGAAGACTGTCATCTATGTAATCTACTATTTCAGTATTATTTGTAATATTAAAATCATTATAATGTACATATATCTCGTCAAGTGTTAAGGAACTACCACTCAATAATTTTAAATGATCAACCCAAAGTTTTCTTAAACTCTCATTATATTTTATATCAACGACATAGCCATTTGATGTGGTGGGACAAGTGTCTATAATATTTATAGTAGCAGTTTTATTCCGACCCCATCTGTTACATCTTCCTATCCGTTGTAATGTGGATTCTGGGGATAATGGTATCTCATATAGATTATTAAAAGATATATCAAGAGCCGCTTGTAAAATAAGTGTTGATATGTAAGGCTTTCTGTTAGTTGTTTTAGAATCCTTACCATAATCATTTAACAATTTATCAAACATCTTTGATTTATCACCTTCTATGAAATTAGAGTGTATTAATATAGCATTTGTTAATTTCTTTGCAATTTCTTGTGATTCTTTTATTGAATTAACAAATAATATCTCATTGTTTGATATTGTATTAGGTATCTTATTTACAATATTAACATTATATTTTTTATTATGTATAGAAGGTAAGTGATTTTTATCATTGGGTATAATCTTAGTTTTGTTTGAATTAGTAGTCCACAAATGGCTTATATCGATGGGTGTAGCACTTAATAACAAAGTTCTAGAATCTGTCTTTATGTTTCTAACTCTCATAAGGTTTATAAAGAGGCTAAATATAGGTAAATCAGTTACATTTTCATGATACTCATCAAATATAACATCACTATGTATTATAAAATACATAAGAGACATGTCTTTACCAGCATTACTATATGGTCTTAGATAATAATCAATGTTTGTAATAATGATATCTGCTTCTTTTCCTTCTCCATTAAAGCTTGACTTTTGAACCTTCCCAGCATACCTTAGTTCTATATTTACTTTCTTTTCAGAGTCTTCTAATTCTTTTACAATAGAATAGTATGTTGATATTGCTATATTATTTCTAGGACATACCCACAATAACTTTTTATCTGACTTCTCACTCCACATAAGACCTAACATAGTTTTACCAAATCCTGTAGGTGCTTTAATTATTGTAGTTTTATCCTCATCCTTAATATCATTTATAATCTTTTTTTGCTCTTTGAATCTTTTGTCGTCAGGGAAGTGACAAACTTCAAATAAGAACTTGTTTGCTTTTTTAAGATTTATATCATCAGCACCAGATATAGTTCTATCAGAATAAACTAATATCATTCTAATTAATGTTATATCTCGGTTGAGGTTGTCTGTTTTTTCTTTCCTATCTTTGTTAAATAAAAAGTAATCAGGTCTAGTATTGTTATTTTTTTTAGGATTATTAATGATATACTTACTGTCAATTAGTTTACCAAGCTCTTTCTTCATGGTATCTATATCACTAGATGGTATACTACCTAAAACATCTTTGGCACAAATCCCCTCATTGTCCAAGATACCATGATGCCAATATATTAGATTGGGTATTATGTTTTTACCAACACAATTCTTTATTTCGTTGTCTTTGAAATAATTTACATAATCGAAATAAGTATCTACAAAAGCCCATGAAACTTGTTGATGTAAGTACTTGTTTTTATGTTTCTTATCTACTTTCTCTCCATTTATATGTTTTTGGAAAGAGTCTGTTGACTTCCCAATATCGTGCAATAGAGAAGCTACCTTTATGTTTACCATTAAGTGTTCTTTCACATTTGGTAATTTTTTTAATTCTTTCACAGCCTTATCACTGACTTCCTTTGAATGTTCCTCTAATGATATATTATTACCATTATTCGACTTTGCTACTATCATATTAATATTTTAGACTGCGAATATACTAATAAAAAAAAACAATTGCTATATATATTTATGATTACCTTATGTATTAATATGATTACTACTAATAATTAGCTTCGATTGTTGCGAAGGTCGGTTTTGATTACCTTATGTATTAATATGGTTACTATCTCCAAAAAGGGGTGTTAAGTCTACTTCGTAGTTGTGATTACCTTACGTATTAATATGATTACTATCTAGCTTAGTATTACTTTCACCCTATTTTTGGTTGTGATTACCTTATGTATTAATATGATTACTATCAAAGTTTTTTGGACGATTAATAAACTTTCTGTTGTGATTACCTTACGTATTAATATGATTACTATCTACATAACTTTTACTCCTGGGAGAAGAGTAGTTGTGATTACCTTGCGTATTAATATGATCACCATCAACAGAAGCTATGATAATGGCTGAAATTGTGTCGTGATTACCTTGTGTATTAATATGATTACTATCAAATGGACTTTTTTTAGTAGTTGATTGGATGTTGTGATTACCTTGCGTATTAATATGATTACTATCAGAAGTTAAGAAACATCTAAAGTACTATTCGTTGTGATTACCTTGCGTATTAATATGATTAATATTTCATATTCAGACAGTTTAAACGTGTATTTAGTTGTGATTACCTTATGTATTAATATGATTACTATCTAAAGTAGGAGGCAGAACATCATCTATATTGTTGTGATTACCTTACGTGTTAATATGATTACTATCATGCTACCATGCTTTATAAAATAATTACCAGTTGAGATTACCTTACGTATTAATATGATTACTATCAATCACCTCAGAAACATTTCTTCTCATCTCGTTGTGATTACCTTACGTATTAATATGATCACTATCTAAGCCTTTTGGTAGATATTTGTGTTAAGGTTGTGATTACCCTATGTATTAATATGATTTCTATATAGTGCTATTAAAGCATATGTCAATAAAGTGTTGTAATTACTACATTTAATTATTTAGTGGTTTGTTTTAAAATGTCAAAGAACTATTTTTATCTATGTAGATAATTACCTTACGTATTAATATGATTACTATCAAAGAATGATGAAGCTACTTATTAAGCTACCGTTGTGATTACCTTACGTATTAATATGATTACTATCTAGGAGGTCTTTTGCTACAAATTTTTATGGGTTGTGATTACCTTGCGTATTAATATGATTACTATCATAATCGAGTTGTTGGAACTTTGATTTGTGGTTGTGATTACCTTGTGTATTAATATGATTACTATCACTAATTCAGTTATTAACTTGAGAGTATCTGTTGTGATTACCTTGCGTATTAATATGATTACTATCGTTCTTTACGTAGGCATCAGAGTCGCTATCGTTGTGATTACCTTGCGTATTAATATGATTACTATCTATGATTAACAAGCGACTAAAGGTTATATGGTTGTGATTACCTTGCGTATTAATATGATTACTATCTTTACGCTCATTCAAAATATTAATTATCGAGTTGTGATTACCTTGCGTATTAATATGATTACTATCTTGCAAGATTTTCTAGCTTGCGTTGTAAGTGTTGTGATTACCTTGCGTATTAATATGATTACTATCAAAAACGGTATAATTCGTTTAGCTATAAGTGTTGTGATTACCTTGCGTATTAATATGATTACTATCGTATTTTGGGGCATACTAATGTAGAGAATAGTTGTGATTACCTTGCGTATTAATATGATTACTATCTAGGCTTTCCGTGTTCGGAATTACAAGTTCGTTGTGATTACCTTGCGTATTAATATGATTACTATCCTAACTTATATATCTAGCTTTCAGCTAGATATATAAGTGTCATTTAGGATATAAAAACTACTAAAATAGCTCTTCTTTTGGATGGTATTTGCTAATATTATCAGTTCTAATTAGAGTCCCAAACCCCGAACCAGTGCTATTACCCAATCCATAATTATATATATGTTCAATAAGACTTCTATCACCATATATAGTGAGTGGACAATAGCTAGATTTGTTTCTGATGTTATTTACATAAACATTTATAGTTCTGTTTGATTTGTTATTATGACCAATTTCAATTTTGAAGTCTTTGAAACTTAATCCTTTATTTATCTTAGAAAACTTGGATCTAGTTTGTTCTTCTAAAGCTTTTTCAAATCCACTATCTTTTAATGTTAAAAATCCTAATTTTGTCTTTAGAAGAATACCATTCCTAAGTGTTTTAAAATGATTATATCCACTATAAAAATTTCCAGATATGTAATCAATACCATTTACTTTCATACCCTTTCCTAGATTACCATCTAAATGTAATCCATTTATGACTTTACCGATAAAATCTTCTTTCAACGAACTCACAACAATAAAGCCACCATTTGGAAAATTTACATCTCGTCCACCATTTATAAACACACCACCTTCTAGGTTTGATATTGTATAATCTGATACAGAGTTATGATATTTGTTGTTCTTGCCTAGACATTTATGTATAAATCCATTTACTATTTTCTGGTTATTAATTAATGGTTCAGTGTTTGGAGTAAAACTAATTTTAATTCTCATGTTTTATGTTTTAATGGTTAATAATTTGATTTGATATATCAGATACTTTTTTGTATTTATCAAACTCTCTGCTACTTATATCTTCTTCATCAATGATGCCATCAATAAATACAATACCACCATCTAATATAGTTGAAAATGGCTTCATCACACTCTCCCTTTCTCGTAAAAAGTCATTTACTGGTATTAATATTTCACCATTGTATATTTCAAACTTCTCAATACCACTATTTACCAATATAGGACTTCCATCTTGTATTGATGAAGTTACAGTATTTTTACCAGTCTGGATAGTTCTAACCAATGCTGTTTTACCAAGTCTAGAAATAGCTACAAAAACAGCTTTGACTTTTGTGTCATCTTTTATATTTCTTATCTCTGACTCTATGTCTTTGTAGTTATATTCTAGAATGTTCTTTTTAAGTATTTTTGAAAACTCCTTTACAAAATACCCCCAGGCTAGACCTTTATTATAAGTCATATATTTTCTAACTAGTTCCCAATTCAATTTAATTGATGGATTAAATGAATTGTAGAAAGCTTTCTTAGTTGATATAGTCTCTAGATACTTATTGACCTTATTGTTTTTAAAAACAGGTTTAAACACAGTTTCTACACGAATAAGTGAATTTGACACCAAGTCATCAATTTCACTTATTCTCTTATAAAAGACTTTTCTATGAAGAGGAACAGGTCTCTCACCTAGAAGTACATGAATTGAATTAGACAATTGATGATGTGTTATTGGCTCTACATAAGAAAATAAGTTATTTCTATTAACTCTATGAACTTTAGGTCCAGAATATATAGACTTGTCTTTAGTGCCTTTATTATACCTAAATAATTTGGCATCTTTGAATATTAGTTTAAGATATTCCATAAATTATTTTTATTTCTTTTTAGACTTTAATGCTTTCTCTTCAGCCGCCTCTTTGATTATAGCCTTTTCTTTTTCGATACCTTTATTAATTCTTTCTTCTGTTTTTTCAACTATAACACCACTAACTTCCTCATAAAAATCAAAGGGTTTAAACGAGATATTTTTAATATCTTTCATATTTTTTATATCATCCCAACCTTCTGGATTTCTCATAGTATCTACATAAGGATCTCTTACTAGCTTTATTCTAACGCTAATTACATCAGCACTAGCATTACTTCTTTTTATTTGTGTTTTTAACAAACGGTATATATATTCTTTTACCAAATATACAACATTATCATCATTCAGCTTAATACCATATTCTGCAAGATCTAGACATGATGTTGATAATTTGTAATATGCCAACTTTGTATCAGTGCTATTAAGATTCATATTCAAAGACTTTATCAATATCTCAGCATTATCTGGATTAAATCCATATCTATCGAAAGCTGCATCACAAGATAAAAATTGTAATTGTCCAATGTCTATAAAGGAAGTACCACTATATTTTATATCTCCTAAAGACTCATATTGAAACAAGCTTGTACTACCCTTTCCAGAGATTGGAGACTTTTTACTACCTGCTTTAACTGCTTGTGGTAAAGTAGGTAGTGCAGTACATGTCTGTTGGATATTGCCTGTGGTTATTGGACCTTTTCTTTTTAAACTTTCACCCTTTGTTGCTTTCAAATAACCCTTTAGGATTGCATGTGTAGATCCTAGGTAGTTATAAAGAGTATTCTTATCATATAAAGCTCTTGGGTTATCTTCTACGTAATCTTCTTTAAACAGTGCCTTGTTAAAACATTCTGCTGATATCTTAACCTTAAAATCTAACTGACCTTTCTCGTTATAGAAGAAATTCTTTTTAGAATAGTTACAATTATCGTTAATCTGTGCCAATGCTTTTACTTTTGGCATTCTATCATCATCTTTTTTATTAGCATCTTTGAAGAACATGAACTTCTGATCTGTTGAATCAAAGTTTACAATACCACTTCCTTCTAATTTAAAGTCTACTAGAATACCACTTACTGGTGAATTACTCATAATTTATGTTTTAAGTTTATATTATTTTGACAAATATACAAAACATATTCTATTAAAATGTAGTTTTTTACTTTTATTATGAGATAATACAGTAATCGATTATTTTACATAGTCAGAATTTATAAATTTTCTTGTCTAAGCCTATCCCCAACCTCTTTAATTATCTGATCATCAGATAATTCTGGGTTTTTTTCTTTTAATGTTCTAAATAACTCATTTTCTTCCTTTTGTAGTTTCTCAATCTCTTTATTCATGGGTGCCATAAGTGTTTCTAGCTTATTTCCCTCTACCTCTACCTCTTTAATAACCTCCATTAGCTTAGATATTGACTTCTCTGGATCAGTTACCTTCTTACTCTTGATGTCTTTTTGTAGCTTATCTAGACTCTCTATATTCTTATCTAGAATAGATACTATTTCTTTTGATCTTTTGTGATATAGTTCTATATTAGATGAAACCTTTAAATACTCTTGTCTTATAGTTACTGCTGATTGTAATAAATTTTCTTGAATCATATTATATCTATTTTTTTAGTTCACTAATTCTTTTCTTACCCGCTTCTTTTACAGTCTTAGCAGTCTCGCCTTTTAAAGCTACACCAATTTCTTCTACTGTTTCTAACTTAGATATCGATTTAACCCTATCACTTGCACTAGGCTTTTTACTAGATTTAGCTTTAGCTTTAGGTTTAGATTCTTTCTTATCAGATTTAGATTCGCCATAGACTTTTATCTCAATTTCTCTCTTAATTCTATCTTTTACTAAGGATGGATTATGTAATAATTCTCTAGTGAATTCCTCAGCTAAAAAATCAATAATAGATACATTATATGAATCCTCCATCATCTCTATAAAATCTAGACGAGGTATTTTCCTATCTATCTCTAAATCAAAAGTAAACGGTACATTCTTCTTGACATTTTTAAACATTGCTATAATCGGATCTTCATCTATCCTCTGTGTTTGTTGTATAGGTTCTGCATTAGATTGTCTTGTTGTAGTTTCCCTAGTTTCGCTAGTTTGTTTAGTATCATAAGATATATCTTGTGATTTTCTAGCATTACTAGGATTTTCACTAGGGGTATCATCACCGTTTATGATTCTATTCATAGCTTCATTCTGCTTATTCACACTATCAGAAACATCAACCTCAGCACCATACTTTTTAGCTAATGCTGCTCTTTCTTCCTCTTCGCTAGATTGTATGATTGCACTCTCATTACTAGAAGGTTTAAAAGAGTCATCTCTATCAAAACTAACATTTTCATCAATCATATCATCTGTTTTTAGATTTTTGATGTCATTAAGCACACTAGAAAAGGCACTAGATGTATCTAAAAAAGAACTAGGATCTATTTGTTCCGAGTATTTAGATGTATCTAATAATACACTCTTATCAATCTTAGTCTTGTTTTCTAAAACTACAGTATCCCCAAAATTATCTAAAACTCTTATAGTTTCTCCTGTCTTATTGTTTCTAAAAGTTTTGTTAGCTAAAGTCATGTTATTTATTTTATTTTTTATTGTTTTAATAATTTTGTTTAAATATTCTATCAAAACACTTTTATTATTTATTATTATATACTTAAATATTAATTTGTTTAATAATACAACAAAAAAAAGCACACATTGTATAATGTGTGCTTTTTTAATATTAACTATCTACTAGAGGTCGTCAAAAAAGTCATCTTCGTCAGTACTAACTGCTTCTTCTTTACCTTCCGTGAAGTTATTCTCGAAATCGAAGTCGCTTGATTCGGGCTTTTGTTCAGAAGCACTAGTTGAATTAGCACTATTAAAGCTATTAGACGACTTACCAAGTAATATATTCGTAATTTCTGAAATTTTCGAATGTTGTTCGTCAGTAAGTGGCTTAGGACCGAAGTCTTCTACATTATGATCTCTATCTAATAAAAATCCTTTAATCTTTCCTTGTGCCTTTTGACTTACTTTGTTATTTTCATCTAAAGGTACATTCTTAAACTCTTTAGTTTCTTTAAAGTAGATTGGTAGAGATGTAGTTTGTTGCTTAAACATACTCATTTTGTAATCAGGGTAAGTTGCATCTCCTGTAGAGATTTCTTTTACGATTAATACAAAGTCCTTACCATCTGCTAGTTCAAACACATTACAAGGTTCACCAGAGATTTCTCCATTCTTTTCTGCCGAAATCTTGTCCTTAATTGTCTTACCATACTGCATAACCATAATCTTACCAACTAACTCTGGTTGTTGCTCATCTTCAAGTACTAATACATAAGAGTAGTACTTTCTAGAGTAGTTAAGAACGTTCGCCTTCTCAACAAGAACTGCATTCTTAGAGTTCTTCATCTGGTAAAAAAGATTTGTAAGTGGACATGGTTCTCCAAAGTTTTTAGGAGAGTCATAATAACCACCTAATTCTCTTGGTTCTTTAATTTCTACATAGTGTGAAATCTTTTCAAGTGCTACTTGTCCTAATTTACCTTCCTCTGTTAGGTTAGGTAAAAACCTAACAACTGAACGATATCCTCTTTTAGTGTCCTTAACCTTTGTCAAGTCAACACGATAAATTCCATCGTTGTTTGAGGTCTTTTTTTCCTCTAAGAAGTCCATTTTCGTGTCTAGACTTCCGTCAAATAATTGATCTAATTCTTCCATAATATTGCTTTTTATTTATTTTTATATTCAACTTAATTGTTGATATATGTTATATTAAAAAGGTCTGAAAAGTTTAGATTTATTTTTATTTATTTTTCTTTATTTCTCGACACTTTATAATACTGAATCTTTATATAAGCAATATTACTGTTTGTTTATTTTTTAGTATTTATTTAACATATTCACCCTATCTATCTAAAGTTCACTGTGTCCAAATAATAGATAGTTCAACTAAAGGAACTTCTAAATATGGTTTATCAAGGTTTTTGAAAGATATTATCCCAGTTTCTGCTTCTTTATTATATACTCTAAGATATACCATTTCCTCATATTCCCAAAACACTAAACAACCTTCAAATAGCTTGGAATCTGGTCTTGTTGTTTTATCTGTTGTATCTAATTTCATTGTTTCTTAGTCTTTATAACATTCACTCTATCTAGCTGATACTTCTCTATGTCTAAAGAATGGTTATCTTTCATAGTTCTAAATATACTTATACACATCTCACCCATTAATACACAATCTGTAAGTGCATCATGGTATCCTTTCATATCTATATCTAGTGCTGGACCGATTTTGGACAAAGAAGATGATATAAGACCATTGTCTCTATCAGATGTTCCAATTTTATTTAGGAGTTCTTTATAATGGTTATCAGTTTCAGATAATTTTTGGAAAATAGGTATTAAATATAACCTAATAAGCATTTTAGTATCAAAAACTTCTTCAACTATTTTATGATTATACCTACCAGTTAACATATCAACATCAAACGGTGCGTTTTGTGCAACTAATAGACTAGGAGTATTTTGTTTTATAAATTCAAAAAAACTATCTAGTACAATATTTTCATTTTTATACACATAATCACCATCATCATAATGATTAAACTCTAATATAGGCTTAACTATATCATAACGCCTAATTGTTTCAGCGGTTAATAATATTTTTTCATCAAATTCTGCCTTGTATAAGAATTTATTTTCTAAATAATCATATTTAACTAACTTAGCAGACACTTGAGTTAGTTGCTCTATTTTAGAACCTTTGAGTCCTGTGGTTTCAGTGTCCAGTAAAATCCAATTTATTTCAGATTTATTTTCTAACCAACTAAGCATTTCTGGTATTGACTTGTAATTCATTTTATTTATTTTAAGGTTATTCTTCTAGTTTAAACATAGTCTTTTCATCTGCCGAGTACATAACTTTTTTAGATGATAGAGTAGCATTGTAATTATCAACAACATACTTTTTACCCTTACCTTTCTTCACATAAGCTATTGTGATATGTGGATTATAATCAGGGAAGTCTGTAGTATGTGGCAATATAGATAATTTTTCATTAATATCTAACAATTCTTTAGTTTTTTTAACTTTGAATTTAACAACATCAAACTTATCATTCTCAAATAAATCAACTGACTCTAATTCTATATCAATAGAAGTATAACCTTCAAATGCCTTTTTCACGTCATCTATGCTAACTTCATCTTTATGAAGTCCAAATAGAAGTGTTAAGTGAGGCTCATCTTCCAAACCATCTTCACCTATATCCTCTTTGTCTATAAAGCTAGTTATTTCTTCCCAGTTCTTAACATTGAAGTATAACATAGCACATCCATATTCATATATTTTTTCTTCTTTGGTTTCGTTTTTCTCATTGATGAACAATGAATAGCTTGTAATTATCATATTTTTACTTATTTTTAATTTATATATATATTAAAATATTATATTTGTAAAAAAAACAACTGCTATGGAAAAATTTTCAATGAAAGAACTTCTTAAAAATAAGTATGGAGAACCAGAAAAGAATAAAAAAACCGCTTCGTCTACTAAAAAGTCAACTAAGAAAAAAGTAAATGATGGTAGTAAGTATGAAACTAAAATAGTTAATGGTATTAAGTATATGGTTCTTAGGTAATTACTTAATCTTAATATCTAAGTAGCTTTCATCTTCATCTGCACCTAAATCTTGTTCCATATCAAGGTCGAATCCTTTATCAACAACATGGTGCATTACTGAGTCAAATTTACTTTTGTGTATATCTAGCTTATCTAACATCTTATCCAATACTCTTACTGTTACAGATTCACCATCACTTCTCATTTTTTCTAAACGAGGAAGTATTTCAGTTGCTATTTTTTCTGTCTCGGTGTGATCTGTATTACCTCTAGAATCTTTATCATACTCAAAGCTTTCGTTAAAAGGAGACATTAAGTGTTTTAAGTTCCATGATGGTATAAACTTTTTATTCTTTTTTTCAAAATCTTCATATGACTCTAATCCATTCTCAATAGGATTTCTAATATACACAATATTAGCACCTTCCTTACTCATATCTGATATTCTATTCCCTATATCTGTCTTAGAAGATAACTTCATAACTCTTTCCAGCTGGTCTACACTTTTTTGCCTAGGTAAAGATTCATTTATTACTTCTACTTCACTGAATTTGCTTAAATATTTCATAGTTTATTTTACTCATTTTAAGTTTATCACTTACGTTATATATTAAATAAAAAAACCCATAATATAATTATGGGTTTTTATTAAAATGAAATATAAATTTCTAGAAATCTTCATCAAGGTCATCATAATCAATAGCTTTATCAGATACTTTTTGATATTCACCCACTCTTTTTTCGAAAAAGTTGGTTTTGTTTTGTAAAGAAAGCATGTCCATAAAATCAAATGGATTTTCAGAATTATAAACTTTTTCACAACCTAGTTCTAATAACCAGAAGTCTGCAACAAACTCTATATACTGCTTCATAAGGTCTGAGTTCATACCAATAAGTGCAACTGGTAAAGATTCTGATACGAATTCTTTCTCAATTTCAACAGCATCACATAATATAGCCTTAATTCTTTCTTTTGGAACTTGGTCTATAACATGATCGTTATGTATCATAGTTGCAAATTGACAATGTAAGCCTTCATCTCTTGATATAAGTTCATTTGAAAATGTAAGACCTGGCATTAAACCTCTTTTCTTCAACCAGAAGATAGAACAAAATGATCCAGAGAAAAATATACCCTCAACTGCTGCAAAAGCAATTAAACGCTCAGCAAATGAATCTGATTCAATCCATTGTAAAGCCCAATCTGCTTTCTTTTTCACAGAAGGCACAGTCTCTAGTGCATTAAACAAGCGGTCTTTCTCCTCATTATCTTTGATGTAAGTATCAATTAATAGAGAGTAAGTCTCCGAGTGAATATTTTCTACCATGATTTGGAAGCCATAAAAGAATTTAGCCTCTGCATACTGAACTTCAGTTAAGAAATTTTCAGCTAAATTCTCGTTAACTATCCCGTCACTTGCCGCAAAGAAAGCCAAGACATTCTTAACATAAAATCTTTCATCATCATTTAACTTATTTTCCCAATCGTCCATATCTTGTGATAGGTCAATTTCTTCGGCAGTCCAAAATGAATGTTCTGCTGTTTTATACATTTGCCAAATATCGTTATGTTGTAATGGAAATATTACAAATCTATTTGGATTTTCCTTTAAAATTGGTTCTTCTTGTTTGCTCATATAATTAAATTTTGTTTACTATATATATCATTATAACTCTACTATGTTTAGTTATTTCTAGATATTTTTTGATAGGTTTAACTTATATTAATATAAGACTTGTTTATCTATATATTTTTTCAAACTTTATCTGTCCACAATCAAATATTTTATAAGAACCAAGGTTATCTTCCATTATTTTGGATTCTGATAAATTTTTATCATAACCCATCTTAATAAGCTTTTTCTTAGTCCACTTTTGTTTATTTGATCTATTTTTATTAACTATATATGAATAATTGGGATATGTGATATTTTTAATATAAAATCCTAGATTAGTATACAAATTACCAGTTGACCATGATTTATCTGCAAATGATATGACACGAGTTGGTTTATATGTTTTATTAAAATATGATATTAATTTACTAGCACCTCCTATAACACTAGTATTTATTTTATTACAAAACCTTGACAAATTCCATTCAGAGTCTAACATCTTCTTACGTCCTTCAAAATGGTCAAATGTCATCAAGGACACCAATTCATCATTGTAATATAGTCCTATTTTTAAAGATGCAGATACATATCCCTGTATATGGTTATTATTTAAGAAGTTTCTATATTCACTAACATCATCTATTTCTTTTATAACACATTTTCTACCATATATTTTATTATCCGTTAATCCAATCCAATTTTTTATCTGACTTTCTAAGATATCCCTTCTATCTGACCAATCATCTTCCCAAATATGTATAATTCTTATATCCCTTTTGTTAAAATGCTTGGTTTTGTCTAGGTGATAGTTTTTATCTTTGAATAATTCACTATGCCAGTATAATCCATTAAACTCAAATCCAATTTTTAATTCAGGTAAATATATGTCTATTTCTAGACCATCTCTATAGGATTGTATAATTTGTCCATTATATATGCTCTTTATAAAGTTATACAATTCTAATTCCTTAAACGAAGTACTCATAACTGGGAAACATGTAGTGCATTGCTTATTATTTAGTCTATTCCTAAAATGGTATAAACTAGAATTGGTAATAAATGTGTGGTTTTCTTTGTTATCACAATACATCTCATGTTTTCCCAAACCTAAGTAATTCATATAATTCGTACTAGTATTTAAGTTAGTTCTAATATCACAACCTCTATATTTCTCAAACATTAATTCTTTATACATTTTAGTTTTTGTATAATTATCAACACCCCATCTATTTATATTGTCTTTTTTAAGTTTATCAATCACTTTTCCCAACTTCATATGATGTGTGACACCATATTTTACCATATTTTGCTTCTTTATTATATTTTTAATTTCCTCTGACTCAAAAGGATTATCAACACCAAAGTTATGTTTAGTTGTTATTTTTTTCTTTGCCTTTATTTCATCTATTTGCGATACGTTATCAACTCCATATCTTTCATTATTTGTCTTTTTCACTTTTTCATTCACTTTATCGTAATCTATCATAGATTTACTTTTTTTGATTTTATCTCTGACCACTTCACTTTTAGATGGATTATCAACACCCCATTTATCTATGCTATTTTTTTTAAAAGATAATATTTTAGTACTAATTAAGGCTAAATTATTATTAGAACATTTATAAGAACAAAATTCCCTATATCCCCTTTTTATTGATAAAAATTTTACATTACCATCACATGATTTACACTTAGCTTTTTCATTTTCTATTAAGTATACCTTTTCTGTAAATGATATTCCAATTAAATTATTTGTAAATTCATAAAAATTGGGCAAATTCTTTTTAACCCAAGACTCTTTTACTGAGTGTTGACTTACCTTTTCTATAAATGTATTATATTCTTCTCTTGTTTTATTATCCATTTTCTATATATAATCTAAACCATCGCTCCTTGCAAAAAACACTAAAAATATATTTTTTATAATGATTATGTTGTCAATATATAATTATTTAGTATATTTGTTTTAAATAAATAAAATGAAATTCATATACAATAGTGTATTTTACATTTGTAATAAGATTGTTAGTAACATAAGACCTGATAGCTGGCAAAGTTGGGAATCGGTCAAAATGACATGCACCATTCCAAAAAAAGTGTATTTAGATATTAAAGGAACTAGTGGCGATATTGAATTTATAATATATGATGATAATAGTCCTAAAGTGTCTTATGTATTATACAATTCTACTATAGAAAGAATGACAATTTCATCGGCTTTCAAAAACGGTGATGTTAGAGTTACATTTATATTGTCAGTTACTGATTCACAAGCTATAGAAAATAAATCATTTATAAGAAATTTAAAGTTAAAGCAAGTATATCTTTAAAAATAAAAGCCAGAAGTAGCGAATTTCTGGCTTTTTATAGTTGTTATAACTACACCGATCCTAAAGTAAGGGCATTCGCCCCTCGGTGTTAAAAGTATATATTATTATTCAAAGCCTCCTTTTATTAAACTTTTTAGAACATTGAGCATAAAACAATAAATAATAAATAATAAAAATCATTAAAATGACAAAACACGAAGTAAAAGTAGAAATCACAGAGAAAGACTCTATCTTGAGTATGATTAACAAAGCCTATCCCAAAAGTATGAAGGGTAGGATAAATGGTAATGAGAACTTTATGGAAATATATAGCACTAGTGATAGTTTTTCTGTATTCAAAGGTCTTAATGGCTCAACTGCTAAGATAAGTAATCAAGAGATTATAGATGGAACTATTAGAGTTATGGTAAAGGAAGAGAAAGGAATTGTCAAACTATACCCCATTTCTATTTATTGTATAGATGATGAACAAGGTAGATATATCTTTTACTAATATGAGAGATATAAAACTAGATTGGAATGACATATCATTAGTACCACAGGCTATAAGTAGCATATCTTCAAGAAATGAAGTTACTATAAAAGACTTATATAATATGCTTCCTTTATTCACTGCACCAATGGATACAGTTATTGATGGGAATAATTCTAAAACATTTCACGATAAGGATATAAACGTTTGTCTACCTAGAAATGTTAAGTTCAAGAAAGGCAGTGAACAGAAGTATTTCTATTCATATGGACTTGATGATATTATAGAGAAAGTAAATAATGATTTGTTATTACCAAATAGGATACTAATAGATGTTGCTAATGGTCATATGGAAAAACTTATAAATATATCAAAAAAGATAAAAGATAAGTATGGCAATGATAAGGAACTTATGGTTGGTAATATAGCCAACCCAGAAACATATAAAACTTATTGTGCTATTGGTGTTGATTATATAAGAGTTGGTATAGGTGGCGGAAGTTCTTGTACAACATCTGCCAATGTATCTATCCATTACCCAATGGCATCGCTTATATCAGAGTGTTATGATATAGGATTGTTGTATGCTAAGCCAACAAAAATAATAGCAGACGGTGGCTTTAGAAGCTTTTCAGATGTTATAAAAGCCATTGCAGTTGGTGCTGATTATGTTATGCTTGGTGGTATTTTTAATAAATGTATGGAAAGTTGTAGCACTAGTTATACTAAGCTTAGTGATAATACTTATGTAGAAAAGGATTATATGACTGCTAGGACATTATTTGAAAGTGGTGATAATGTATATAAATACTATAGAGGTATGTCAACAAAAGAAGTACAGAAAGCCTGGAATAAAAAAGATTTAAAAACAGGTGAAGGTATAACCAAATATAACTTGGTCGAATATACTTTGGACGGATGGGTAGAAAACTTTAGCGATTATTTAAAATCCGCTATGTCATATACTGGGTGTAGAACACTAGAAGATTTTATAGGCGGACCAGAGATTATTCAAATATCACAAATGTCTTTTAATAGATTCCATAAATAAAAAAAACCACATTAGAGGTGGTTTTTTTTATTTATTTATTTATATAATTCGCCAAAGAAAACACAGAAGTCTTTAGCTTCTGTGATGAATTTGACAAAAAGTAATTCTAACCTTGTGTTAAAATATATTGTTTGATGGTATTTGGATTAGCTTCTCCAATTGAACAAACAAAATAACCATCTGACCAAAATGTTTTTTCTTTCCAGAAATGATTAAATAAATAATTTCTATATGTAGAACGCCATATATGATAAGTAGATTCTTGTTTTAATTTTCTAACAATTGATGTAATAGATAAACGAGGTATATATCTAATTAAAAAATGTATATGGTCTATATCACTTTCAAATACTTCTATTTCAAAATCACTTTTAGAAGTAATATTTAATAATAATTGTTTCATATCATCTTTTAATTGACCAACAAGTAATTTCTTTCGGTATTTACATACAAAGATTAAATAACATTTTAGATAATGTTTCGAACGATTTGTTGAATTGTAATTAGATTTTTTAGACATAGTAAATTATTTTTAAAAGTTTTTTACTCAAAGATGGAAACTTTTACAAAATAATTCACGATTTTGTAAAAGGGACTTTAAAAATTTAATATATAATATTATGAAAGTCGTTAATAAGTCATATGAATTTAGAATTTGCCCAAATAAAGAGCAAGAAATCTTGTTGTCTAAACATTTTGGGTGTTCAAGATTCATATATAACCATTTTCTTAATGAGCGTAAAGAACAATATCAAAAAGATAAGAAATCAGATAACTATTATGTTCAAGCAAAATCTTTAACAGAATTAAAGAAAGATGAAGATTATAAATGGTTAAAAGAAGTTAATAGCCAGACTATACAATTTGCTTTAAGGTGTTTAGATACTTCTTATGTTAATTTTTTTCGTGGTAATGCTCAGTTTCCTAATTTTAAATCAAGAAAAAACAAAAACACATTCACTATTCCTCAGTTTGGTAGATTAGAAGAAAATAAAATAATTATACCTAAATTTAAAGGTGGTATTAAAGTTAAATTAGATAGGAGAAAAATTAAAGGCAAAATTGGTAAAATGAGCATTACTAAAACACCAACAGGTAAATATTATGTTTCTATTTTCACCGAACAAGAAATCGAACAATTACCTAAAACTGGTAAAAAAGTGGGTATTGATTTAGGTATCAAAGATTTTGTGATTACCTCAGATAATAAAAAATATAAAAATAATAAATATACTAAAAAGTATGCTAGAGAATTAAAGAAAGTACAACAGCATTTATCTCGTAAACAAAAAGGTAGTAATGGGTTTAAAAAACAAAGACTCAAAGTTGCTAAAATTCACGAAAAGATAGCAAGTTGTAGATTGGATACCTTACACAAAGTTAGTAGAGAACTTGTCGAATCTTATGATTTAATAAGTGTTGAAGATTTGAATGTAAAGGGTATGATTAAAAATCATAAGTTATCTAAACATATTGCTGATGTAAGTTGGGGTAATTTTGTTACATTACTTCAATATAAGTGTAATTGGTATGGAAAAGAACTTGTTAAAATAGGTAGATTTTTTCCATCATCAAAAACTTGTAATAGTTGTGGTTGGATAAATCAAGGATTAAAACTTTCACACAGAGAATGGACTTGCTCACCTTGTGGTGAAACTCATGATAGGGACATAAATGCAAGTAAAAACATTCTAAAAGAAGGTTTAAAAATATTTGGGCAGGGACTGTCCAATACAAAGGTGGAGAGTAAATCAGACTTCTGTGAAGAAGCACACTCTGTGAAACCCGAAACACATTAGTCTTTAGCTAATGGGTAGTTCATTTTATACATTATGAAAGTTTTAAAACCAGCCTTAGTAGTTTTGTCTGTTTTAGACAAACAATCTATTTTATCAGCTATTCTTTCTTCATCACCACCTTTCTCTATCCACACAGCATCTATTAACATGTTATCAGATAATATCTTACTTATATCAATGTAAGATTCTCCTTCCAATGTATTAGCATAAAACTGTGTTTTTAATGGACTATCCGCAATTTTGTGTATAGTTAATGTTTCATCATCAAATTCAATTGTCTCTATATAAGTTTCGTCCACTTCAGCACTTTCTTTTATAAACATTGCCATTGTTTTTATAAATCTTTTGTTTCTTTTTCCCATAATTATATTGAGTATTTTTTGAGTATTTTTTTTATATCACTAAATGATTTTGTAGTTAGTTTAGCTCTTTTGACATCCATGTAATCAATTTCACCATCCTCATAATCAAATTCTAACCAAGTAAGTGTCCCAGCTTCAATCTTCACAAAGCATTTAGTTTTCTCTTTCTTATCAGTCATATCATATGTGACCGAAAAATTAAATCTAACTTGCTCTGGTATACTTCCTTCGTAACTATTATCCCTATTAGGATCTTTACTATCTAAACGATAGTCCATAAATACCTTATTAGATCCTGGTACAAATGCAACTCTTTTATATGTTGCTTTAGGATTACTAAAAGTTAGAGTTTTGGGAAAATCCGACTCTTTGAATTTTTTATAATATTCTAATGAATAGTTTAATTCAGGTGTATAATTTTCGAATTTTTTAATATGATTCATAAAGTATATATTAAGTTACAAATATTGCTTATCTTATCAAATCTAAATCAATCTTAATGAACTCATCTTTATATCTCCATATGAATCCCATTGCTGTCTTTGACAAACCCCTACACACATTTGCTATATTGCCTTTATTATAACCTAGTTCTCTATTTACTTGAGCTGGGGAATCCCATTCTTTTAAAAAGTTACCATCTAAACTATATTGATACACAATTTTCTTTGAGTTACTAAGTTGTTTTTTCCAAACTTCTTTTTCTTTTTTAATATTATGGTCTTGTAAAGACTGCCATATTTTCTTTCCACTAAAACCTAATTCCTTAGAAATACTTGGTATAGATAGATTATCCGTTATATATAATTTGTATAGTAAGTCTTTATCAATTACTTTTTTAATATTATTACCACTCCTATTATAGTTTGGCCTATCTATGTATATGTCTTTCACAGACTTTGAAATTTCTTCTTTATGTGAATTTGTCAAAGTACATCCTAGTTTGGATTTTCTCATTTTTAGCTTACTATCTTTATTATGTTTATAACCATTGAGTCCTATGCCACCACTAGTTAAGTTTGTTAGGTTAAATCCCCAGCATCTTAGTTGTGTTATCCAGTAAGTTTCCCAAAACTCCCAATCCTCACTAGAAACCTCATCAATAACTTCTATAGTAGGTTTTTTATCTTTTTCAAGTAGAGATCTAATCCAATTAGCTTTGTGAGATTTTGATCCTAGCTTAGAAGTTGTTATATGTGCATTTAGCCTTTTATTTACCTTTAATTGGGTTTTGCCAACATACCTTATCTGATTAGTTATTGGATCTACTAGTGTATATATGCATATTGTTTTCATATATTATATATGAGAAAAATATGGATACCATAGATGGTGAACAAAGATTTTATTTTTTAACCATGAAGAAGAATGATGAATTAGACATTTCGCCTATATAATCCGTAACCTCCTTAGTTTCCTCCTTTCCCTGTGATACCAAGTCAGCTCCATTTATCTTAACAGCACCAGGCAATGAGAAGTCATACCTACCAACCATGTTGCCTAGTTGTTGTTTAGCATACCCTGCTACATATTTAAAGAAAAGGTCATCGTTAAATAAATTCTCTTTAGGAATATCGGCATAGGCTTCCATAATCACGTTGTGCTTAATATTAGTCAATATGTGTAATCTGTGGTTTAATTGGTTGTATTGGTGCTTTAATGTATACTTATTCATCTGGTTAAGCATATCAGACATACTATCTAGTACTGTTTTATACACCCCAAGCTCACCGATTGTGGTTACGTAGGAAGATAGGTAGGGTTGATTTGTAACACCTAAATTAACCGACATATTAGGAGTATTAATACCCAACTGAAACAATGAATCCCCTCTAACTTCATATAAGTAAGTTACAGACTGTATTTCACAAGGAACTGTCACATAGTTATACTTAGTAAATTCATCTGTCTGAAAGGCTTCCTTTCTTATTAAAAAGTACATTTTCTGAACTGCATACATATAAGACCTATAGAAATATGGCAATGCTCTTTTTTCTATTGTAAGCCTTATTGCCTCATCTGGTAATGTCTTAGGTAAAGAACATGCTATTGTTAATTCTGTTTGTATAGAATCTATAAACTCTTCTATTGTTTGACCACCTTGAAATGGTTTGTAATCTTCTCCTTCCATAAATAAATAGTATTTTACTTATATATTATTTTCTGATATTAAGAAAGTGGCTATATTTGATATATACTAAAACATATATGCTTACTCATGCGAGAACTAATAGAAAAAAAGACATGCAATATAGGATCATTGTGTAGCTTTTTGAATAAAAGTGAGAATTTTTTGTATTTAAAACACATAAATGACTCACTTGGTAAATCATTTATGGATATTCCCTTAACAACATCAGAAAAAATATATTATTATATAAATAGAATTAATATACCGAATCTATGTTTTTGTGGACAAAGAACTAAGTTCATAGGCTTTAAAAATGGACATAGAAAAACATGTGGTTCTAAAGAATGTGTAGTTATATCAAGAAAAAATACTTGTATAGATAAATATGGTGTAGACAATCCTAAGAAGTCAAAAGAGATAAAAGATAAAGAACAATATAAGATTAAAGAGAAATGGGATGGTAAGCATTATATGCATAATAATGATGTTAAGGCTAGATTTAACTCCACTATGGATGATAGGTATGGTGTTAAATGGGCTCAGCAATCAAATCTAATATCTAAGAAAAGCATAAGTACCTTTTCACACAACACAGATAGAGAGGATATAATTAGAACAAGGGCAAATTCTAATAAGGACAAATCATTAGATGAAAAGAAGTTAATAGATGAAAAGAAGAAGAAAACACTAGAAGAAAATTGGGGTAGTATATCATTATTTAATGACTATAGGAATGAGAAGATAAAAGAATCATCAATGAAAAAATGGGGAGTTGACCATCACTTTAAGGCAAATACAATAGCTAAAAAAAGAATTGATTCTTATAATAATACACAAATGAAAAGCCTTATAGATTCTTTACCAAAAGAAGTATCCTTTATATCAAAGAAGCAAAATAATAACAATACTGATACTGTGTTTAAGCTAGTGTGTGAAACATGTGATAAGCATTTTAGTATAAATAGACAACTTATGTGGTTTCGTATTAAATCAAATAGTGGTGTATGTGTATATTGTAATCCTATATCTAGTGGTAAATCTAATAAAGAGCTAGAAGTATTAGACTTTATAAAAAGCATATACAAGGGAAAGATTGTTTCAAATGCTAGGGATATTATATCAAAGGAGTTAGACATATATATACCTTCTTTAAAAATAGCATTTGAGTTTAATGGACTTTATTGGCATAGTGATTTGTTTAAGACCAAGAGTTACCATTTAGACAAAAGTAAAGAGTGTGAAGATGTTGATATTCAATTAATACACATTTGGGAAGATGATTGGGATTATAAGAAAGATATTGTAAAATCTATTATATCTTATAAGTTAAATAAATCAGATAGGATATTTGCTAGAAAGTGTGTTATTAAAGAGATAAAAGATAACTCTATAGTTAAGAAGTTTTTATTAGACAATCATATACAGGGATTTGTTGGTTCTAGAGTTAAAATAGGCTTATTTTTTGAGAAAGAACTAGTTAGTTTAATAAGTTTTGGTAGCCTTAGAAAATCTTTAGGTCATAAATCCTCTGCAAATAGATGGGAGTTATTAAGGTTCTGTAATAAGATAAATACATCTGTTATAGGTGGTGCATCTAAGTTATTTAATTTCTTCATAAAGAATTATAATCCAGAATATGTAATGAGTTATAGTGATTCGTCTAGGGGAAAGGGAAATCTGTATGATGTATTAAAATTTAAGAGAAATCATCAAACTGTACCTAATTATTACTGGGTTATTGATGGTATAAAAACACATAGGTTTAACTGGAGGAAGGACAAGCTTGTTAAAATGGGGTATAGTTCAGATAAAACAGAAATAGAAATAATGAATGAAATTGGATATTATAGAATTTTTGATTGTGGATCTTGTAGATGGGACTGGTTGGGTAAATAAAGCATTATCTTAACTTCATTTTAATAAATGTCATAACAATATTTTCTTTTGTTTTATTATCCTCTGTATTAAACCATTTCCAGGTAAAGGTAGATTCCAAAAATACTGTTTTATCTCGATAAGAATCTATTACTCCTAACATGTTATCCTTATCACTTTCATCTAGGCTATAATTTATATCTAACCCATCACATATTCTATACATAGCTATTCTATCCTTATCTTTATATGCAACAGTAGCATTTATATACGTATTATTTTTTTTCTTATCTTTAACTTTATCTGGATGTGTTATTTTAGCAATAGACCTATATAATTGTTTTAACTTTATATCACCATCCACTTTTCCAACAGACTCTTCAATGCTTTCCTTCTCTTCCTTATTATCATCATTCTTTTCACTTTCTTGTGATATTTCATTTTTAAGTTCTTTTATTTTATTTTCTAAGTCTTTATTTAGAGCTTGTTCTAATTTATTGTTATATGCTTTTTTAAGACTAGGATTATCTTCTAGAACATCATCAATAGCTTTTGTGAATAAATCATCAGAATTTGAGACTATTTCGGATACATAATTATAGTTTTCTTCTATATAATCTAACTCTTTTATAAGTTTTTTCAATTCTAACTCTTTAATTCTATCCATTGGGTGGTGGTTACCTTTATATTTATATATTATAAGAAACATGTTTTGTTTATATTTTAATACATAATATACAAATTAATATATACTCTATGAAACATATAAAACCTTATAAGATATTCGAGAGTGCTAGTACTAACTTCCCAACTACAAAAGAGGAAGTTATAGAAGTGTGTGAAAAGTATGATATAAGAAAATACACTATTAATGATGATTTAAGTATTGATGTTAATGGTGGTGTTTTTTTGCGTAATAAAAAATTAGAATACTTACCACTTAGATTTAATTATGTGAGTGGTAGTTTTAATTGTTCTTATAATCGTAAATTAAGATCATTAAAAGGTAGTCCACAAACAGTAGGTGGTCATTTTTATTGCCATAGTAATAAATTAAAAACATTAGAAGGTTGTCCACAAACAGTAGATGGTTTTTTTGATTGTTCTCATAATGAATTAAAGACATTAGAGGGTAGCCCACAAACAGTAGGTGGTAATTTTTATTGTTACAAAAATGAATTAAGAGACTTAGAACATTTCCCAGAAGTGAATGGGTTTATAAGTATGAAGAAAAACGCAGTATATCACTTAGTATATACTTTTATTCAAAATGCTAATATCTTTATGATAGAAGACTTTGTAGACTATGAAATAGTTAGAAATAGAGATACTGTTATGTTAGATAGACTCCAAACTTTTATTAAAGATAATGATTTAGAAATGCCTGACTTAGAAGAAATTAAAAAACACTATAAAATAATAGAATAGAAATGAAACATATAAAACCCTATAAAATATTCGAGAATAAAAGTCCTAACTTCCCAACTACAAGAGAAGAAGTTATGGAAGTTTGTAGAAATTATCAAATATATAACTACACTATTAATGACGATTTAAGTATTGATGTTAATGGTAATGTATTTTTAAATATACAAGACTTAAAATATTTACCTCTTATATTTAATTATGTGAGTGGTTATTTTTCTTGTAATAGAAATATGTTAGTATCGTTAGAAGGTAGTCCACAAACAGTAAACGGTAATTTTGATTGTGGTTATAATGAATTAAAGACATTAGAGGGTAGTCCACAAACAGTAAGTGGTAACTTTTCTTGTTATGGAAATGAATTGGTATCATTAGAAGGTGGTCTACAAACAGTAGGTGGTTACTTTGATTGTTCTTTTAATAAATTAAAAGACTTAGAACATTTCCCAGAAGTAAATGGAACTATAGGTATAGAGGAAAACACAGTATATTTACTAGTGTATACCTTTATTGAAAATGCTGATAGCTTTATGATAGAAGATTTTAACGACTATGAAATAGTTAGAAACAGAGATACTGTTATGTTAGATAGACTCCAAACTTTCATTAAAGATAATAATTTAGAAATGCCAGATTTGGAAAAAATTAAAAAACACTATAAAATAATAGAATAAAATGAAACATATAAAACCCTATAAAATATTCGAGAATAAAAGTCCTAACTTCCCAACTACAAGAGAAGAAGTTATACAAGTGTGTAATAGGTATGGAATAGGAAACTATACTATTAATGATGATTTAAGTATCGATGTTGGTGGTAGTGTATATTTAAATATACAAGACTTAAAATATCTACCTCTTAGATTTAATTATGTGAGTGGTGGATTTTTTTGTCGTGAAAATATATTAGTATCGTTAGAAGGTAGTCCACTAACAGTAGGTGGTAATTTTGGTTGTGGTTATAATGAATTAAAGACATTAGAAGGTAGTCCACAAACGGTAAATGGGGATTTTAATTGTTATAATAATGAATTAAAAACACTAGA